ACTTTTCAAAAAAGTGGTTCAAAACTTTGGCTCAACCTTACCACTTTTCAAAAAAGTGGTTCAAAACTTTGGCTCAACCTTACCACTTTTCAAAAAAGTGGTTCAAAACTTTGGCTCAACCTTTTCTAAAGGTTGATTTTCTAAAGGTTGATTTTCTAAAGGTTGATTTTCTAAAGGTTGATTTAAGCGCGAGCACGGGAAGCAGCGGCAGCACGGGCAGCAGCAGCAGAAGCAGCACGGGAAGCAGCGGCAGCACGAGCAGCAGCAGCGGCAGCAGAACGAGAAGCAGATGCTGATCTAGCAGCTGATCTTGATCTTGAAGCGGCAGCAGCGCGTGAAGCAGCAGCGGAAGCACCACGGGCAGCAGCAGCAGCGCGACCAGCAGCAGCAGAAGCACCACGGGCAGCAGCGCGAGCGCGGCCACGGGCAGCAGAACGGGATCTTGAAGCAGACATTGAACGATGACGACGAGTATGTGCCATTATATATATATATATTCAACAAAAAAAATTATAAATTTTTTAAATTTGCTAAATAATAAATAATAAATAACTAGTAACTTATTTTTTGTTATTTATTATTTTATTTATCGTTAAAATTATTAAATCATTAAATCATTAAATCATTAAATCATTAGGGTTTATTTTTCAAATAATATATATTACCATATTTTATCGGTTGAATGCCACCACATTTTATCTCCTTTTTTAACATTATACATTGCTCTAAATAATTCTAATCTAGATAATGGGATATTACATCTATATTTGTCTAAAGGATGTGGATTAGTTATTAATTGTATTTTAAGAACACGTTTGCTGATTTTTTGTCTTTGTTGTAAAGCGAAATAAACAAAAAATATTTTAAAGGAGAGATCTACAATAGGAAGTATATCATTATTTTTCATTTGAAAATCTCTTAAATATTCGCAACAAATATTCATGGCTGAAATATCAGCTAAATCTTCATCAATAGTAGGCCAAGCATCAAATACTACGCCATCATAAGATGCAAATGTATTATATTGTTTTACTACATCTTCTTCTATTTTTCTAAATTTCTTTAAATCTTCCTTTGTCCACCAATTATGTAATTTTCCAGTCGCATCATATTTTCTACCAGAAGTATCTAAAGCATGCGACATCTCATGTGCTAAAGTAAATCCAACGTGTGCTAAGTTGTATTCTATACCTCGTTCTTCTAAATCAATAAAGGGTTTTTGAATATATCCTAAAGGAACGTATATACTATTATTTGTTTGTGTATAAAATGCATTTGCATTATAAACTTGTGTACCTCTAAGAGAAACAGGCATTTCTGACCAATCTACAACTGGCCAATGAATAACGTGAGCACCATCAAGCGTCACTGCTTTAGACATACGAAATTTACTTATCATTGTTATATTTACCCAAAAATCATCTGCAACAAAGTCTATAACAGCGGGTTTTATGAATGTGTCAGGATAACCAATGACAAATTTTATTTTACTAACCTTATCTATTGCTTTTTGTTTTGTAGAGGGTTCCATCCATGTATTTTTTTTTAAAATCCTAATGAATACTCTTCTTAAATCTTCTGCCATAGCTTTAACGTAGTCTATGGCACTATTATTTACATTATTTTGTATATATAATTTTGATATAAATGTATTAAATGCATATGACACCATAATTATTCTAAAGATTGCTAATCTTTTTTCCAATTCTTTGCGTTCAATTTCTTTTCTGTTTGTTTTTGTTGTTATACCCTTTTGAAATTTTCCAAAGAAATTATAATATAAAGGTGATGGACTTCCTAAATCAAATCTATTTAATTCCCTAGCATAAAGATAAATCCAAAATGTTCTCCATTGGGGTGTATTCCACTCTTTTTTTAATAATTGAATGATACAATATAAATAATTCAAGTCTGGAGTTACAAAAAATTCTGGTGTCTTAATAAAACCTAATTCTTTTGTAAATTCAATCCAATCAAACTGGAATTCGTTCATTGCTTGTTTTGTAGTTACTTTATTATAAAATGAATCATTGTTTTGTCTTTTAATTTTGTCACATGCATAAGCCTGTGCTATTTTTGCTTCTACGTTAAAAACATCTTCTACGTTAAAAGTTTTATCATAATCTTCACCAAAAGAATAAATAAACAACTCTTTCAAATATTTTATATATTTTTTTTTATATGTTTTTTTATATTCTACATTTGTTCCATCGTCAAAATAAACAGTTACGTCAATTAATGATAGCTTTGGCCCTGATATAAAAGACCTAAAAATAGTAGGTTCTTTGAGGTCAGGTTTATTGGACCACATTAAAGGAACACCCCATTTAACAACGTCAAGCTCGTTAACATATGCTAACATTTTCCATAAATTATTTTCATGAATTAAACTATCAATATCAATTAAATAATTTTTGATGTGATTTTTCATTTTATTTTCATCTTTTTTTGTTATTTTAACCTTGAAAAAAGAATTATAATAATTTTTAAATGAAATATCAAACGGGTCCTTACTATCTTTATGCTCTTGTAAATATTTTTCTACGAGAATGACTAACTCTCTATATAACTTATCTTGTGTCAGTCTAAAATCATCAATTTGAGTTATGTATTTTTGTCTTTCATCTAACTTGACTGTTTTAATCCAGCGATCGTTAATATAAGAATAAAAATCATTTACTGGATTGTATTTTTTAGTATTCAAAGCTTCGTGTATATCATGGATTGTTTTTTTTTCTAATTTGTAATTTTGTTTCAAAATGTCTATATTTTTTTTTTTCAAATCATCTTCATATTTGTCTTCAAATGTATCAAAAACAGGTTTCAATTCAATATCATCATGTCTATCCTGTTTATCTTTTTTAACATTTTTGTGTGAATCATTTAAAATATCACTAATAGGAATAAATTTTATACCTTTTTTGTTTGTACGTTTTAAAGTTTTGTTTCTTTTATTTGATTCATTACTCTTTTTTTTGGTACTCATATAAAATAATATTTAAATATACTTATAATATTGAAATATTATTTATTTACACTATTCATATTTTTCAATAGTGGTTTGTTTTGCAATTTTTTTTATGATTTTTGTATCCTTTTCATAATCATTATCTCCTTTTCCTCCCATAGATTCATAGACAATTTTATTGTATTGACTATTTTTTTTGGAATCATATTCTTCACAATCAGGATATTTGTCTCTAAATTCTTTGAACATACAAATATTTTTATGAGCAATCATTCTAATGGCATTTCGTAATTTTTTATTTGCCTCATCTTCTTTTTCCCAAATATTATCTTCCTTTACATACATGACTTCTCTTTTTTGATCAGTACAATGAACAGGGCGTTTTTCCACTTCTAATGCCTGTAAATTTTTGATAATTATATTGGAAATTCCTTCAATATAACCCATCTTTCCTACATTTTCTAAATCGGAAACCTGTAATTTCACAGATTCTATAAAATCACTAATATTCATAGCATCTTTACAAGTCTCATTTAAAAACACTTGTAAATTAAATGTTTTATTATGAGAGTTTACATTGTTGTTAATAGTATTATTTGTTCCATTTTTGACAATTTCCATAAGTTCTTTATTTTGATTTATTAACATAAGTATTAGTTTTTTATCAGTTATGATATCGTCAATATCATCATCATTATTATTCGCTAATATATTTTCTTTACATTTTTGTTTGTGTTTCCACAATCCAGAAGATGTTTGAAATTGTTTGTTACATTTATCACAAACAAACAATTTAGATCCTTGCTCCTTTTGCCACTTTTTGCCATTTTTGCCACTTTTTATTTCCAAATTGTTTCCTTCAACTTCCTTTATGTGTCTTGCTGTTGTTATATGTTTATCCCAGTTATATTTTTTACTACATATATAGTCACATAATTTACAATGGTAATTATTTGTATTTATTTTGCCACAAAATGCCACAAAATCATTTCCTAAAGTTTCCATTTATTTCCATTGAGAAAAAAATATAATTTTTCACACAAAAATTTATGCTAACAAATCAAGAATTATTTTTTTGGTGACCACATGCTAAAAAACAATTATGGTCACAAAACATGTATTTTACCAAAGTCTTTCGCCCCTTTTCAATTTTGGACATTTTTTTTGTCCATTTTTGAAAAGTCAAAATACTTTTTGAATAACTTTTTCGTTAAAATATAATAAATTGCCCAAAACTACTTAAAGAAATTTATCCTCTATTTTATTCAATAAATCATCGTTGTAAACAAAATTACCGGATGGTTTATAGGATGTAATAGGAGTGTAACTTCTCTTTTGCTTTAAGTTGTCTTGATTCTGTTGTTGAGAACCCGAACTTTTAATATTAAACATTAAATCATTTGGATTCTTATCTTCTATTTTCAATTTACTATTATATTTACCGTTGTCGTTATTATCGCCATCTGTATCTTGTATTTTTTGTCCATATTCATCAATCACAATACCGGTTTTCTTTTTAAGCTCTGTTCTCACGTAAGAAGGCACCCAATGTAACCAAGATATGAATAATGTATTAGGGTGTATGTAGCGAATATTAAATCCATTTTCTTTCAATTTATCCATTAGATATGCAATGCATGATGCTTGATCATATTTTGGTACTCCTATTATCAATTCTGGTACAACAAACCAACAAAATTGCTCATCTATTTTTTGTCTAGATGTAGTTTTTATTCTAATGTGAATACGATTTAATATTTTATTATAAAGAGCTAATTTACTCAAATCATATTGGCGTTTTTTTTCGTACAATTCATCAATGTTCAGTTTTTCGGAAAAATCTTCTATATTTTCCAATGTAAAAATACTTGCCATATTAAAAGATTATAAGAAAAAAAGTTATTAAAATGACTGTAATAAATTATTGCAAGTAAATAATATGAATATTAAACATCTTGTTATTTCAGGAGGAGGTCCGTCATTGTTTCAATATTTATCAGCTATTCAACATCTAGATGAAAATAAAATAATAGATTTACAAAAAATAGAAAGCATTTATGGGACATCAGCAGGTGCAATCGTAGGTATTATGTTATGTTTAAAATATGATTGGGAAACTTTAAATGATTATACAATTATGCGACCCTGGCATGAATTATTTCATATTAAAATTGATATCATTTTTGAAGCATATAAAAACAGAGGGATTTTTAATAAGAAAATTATTGAAAAGGCTTTTAAACCATTATTAGACGCTAAAGATCTCTCTATCAATATTACATTAAAGGAATTTTACACATATTCAAAAATAGAACTACATTTTTATTCATTTGAAATAAATCAATTTATTACAGAAGATATTTCTTATGTAACGCATCCAGATGTTTCACTTATAGACGCGATAATGATGTCATCTGCACTGCCTATTTTAATAACTCCAGTAATAATAGATAACAAATGTTATATGGATGGCGGTGTTTGCGCAAATTATCCATTAAAATATTGTATAGAGTCTGGTAAAAATGAAGATGAAATTTTAGGTTTTTGTAATCAATATGATAGTCAACAAAAAAATCATGTTGATAATAATTCTAATTTATTAGAATTTGTATTGTGTTTCTTTTTTAAAATGTTCAATAGTTTGAGTTCTAGTATTGTTAACCCAAAAATTAAATATGAAGTAATTTGTAATGTAAAATATATCAACTTAGGTTATTTATCTTCTACATTGACTTCTATGGAAATGCGGAAAGAATTATATCAAAAAGGTATTGAATCTGCAAAAGACTTTATTCTACTTTTGGAAAAAGTAGAGCAAAACAACTAATCAACCTTATCAACCTTATCAACCTTTTAGAAAAAGGTTGAGCCAAAAACAACTAATCAACCTTATCAACCTTTTAGAAAAAGGTTGAGCCAAAAACAACTAATCAACCTTATCAACCTTTTAGAAAAAGG